CGCACCCACTCCTAAGGCAGCTGATCCATTTGAGCAGCCCGAGAACAAACCGAGTTACAGCTTCAATGGTGCAGTGAATACGACCGCACAAGGGCATCCGGTACCCGTTGGTTATGGACGGCTAATCGTGGGATCTGCAGTCATTAGCGCTGGCATCGATGTGGATGAAGTGGCAGCGTGACGTCCCTCATCATTGGCGCTGGCGGCGGCGGAAAGAGTGGTGGTGGTTCTGCTCGAGTGGCTCAAGAAGCACCAGACAGTCTGCGCTCCAAAGCTTATGCACGCGTCGTTGATCTGATCTCTGAAGGTGAGATAGAAGGTTTAGTTGCAGGGTTGCAGTCTGTGTATCTGGATGACACCCCAATTCAAAATGTTGATGGGACAAATAATTTCACAGGCATCACGTTAGAGACGCGGAACGGTACTCAACAGCAAAATTATGTACCGGGATTCTCTTCTGTTGAAAACGAAATCTCAGTGGGTGTGGAGATCAAGGCTAGTCAACCCGTCGTTCGCTCAATAACAGATGCCGATGTAGATGCTGTGCGTGTGAAGGTAAGTGTTCCTCAATTAACCAACCAAAACACAACCAACGGTGACTTAAATGGCAGTCAAGTGAGCTTTGCCATCGATCGCCAAACGAATGGCGGTGGATTTATTGAAGTTATTAAAGACACGATTTCTGGTAAGACCACAACCAAGTATCAGCGCAGCTATTACGTTCCTTTGACAGGTAGTGCGCCTTGGGAGATTCGGGTGCGGAGGATCACAGCGGACTCAACGTCTACAGCAATTCAGAACAAAACATTTTTAGAGTCCTACACCGAGGTTATTGAAAGTAAGCTCCGCTATCCAAATAGTGCATTAGTTGCACTTCGGGTAGACGCGGCACAGTTTTCATCCATTCCACGCAGAAGCTATGACATGAAGCTTTTGCGTGTACGCGTTCCAGTTAACTATGACCCGACTACACGCTCATACAGCGGTGTCTGGAATGGTAGTTTCAAGATTGCATGGACGGATAATCCTGCATGGTGTTTTTACGATCTCTTAACCAGTACCCGTTATGGTTTGGGGAGTTATATTCCCGAAGCGCAAATCGACAAATGGGCACTGTACCGAGTGGCGAAGTATTGTGATGAGCAAGTGCCAAATGGCTTAGGCGGTTTTGAGCCACGGTTTACGTGCAATTTATATCTCCAAACTCGAGAGCAAGCATACAAAGTTGTGCAAGACATGGCCTCGATTTTTCGGGGGATGGTTTACTGGTCTGGCGGCGCAATTACGGTTACGCAAGATGCGCCAGTCGATGCGGTTTATCAGTTCGCACCTAGTAATGTGATCGATGGTGAATTCGCCTATCAAGGGTCATCTGCCAAGGCGCGTCATACAGTCGTTTTGGTCAGTTGGAATGACCCAGAGGATTTCTATCGTCAGAAAGTTGAATACGTCGAAGATGCAGCAGGTATAGCTCGCTACGGCATTATACAGAGTGAAATCACTGCTCTGGGATGCAACTCTCGCGGTCAAGCGCATCGCGTTGGTAAGTGGCTTTTGTATTCCGAGCAGTCTGAATCCGAGATTGTCACCTTTCGAACAGGTTTAGAAGGCGCGGTCGTGCGCCCTGGAGACGTGATTAAGGTCGCTGACCCTGTTCGAGGTGGGCTGCGTTTGGGTGGACGCGTTGCATCTGCTACGACAACATCCATCTTGCTTGACCAAGACGTACCAGCGCCTCGAGCTTGGCGCCTTTCCATCATTCTGCCTAACGGCACAGTGGAAGAACGACGCGTGGGTCCGGCCTCTGGTCGTACGGTCACAGTAACGAGTCCATTCAGTATTGCACCCGAACCCAATGCTATTTGGGTGCTGGGTTCAACCGAAGTTGAGCCGCAGCTCTTTCGAGTCGTTGCCGTTTCCGAGCAAGACCCTGGCGTTCACGAGGTCACAGCGCTTGCCCACAATCCGGGCAAATACGCTGCCATCGAACAAGGCTTGGCACTCCAGCCCCGATCGATCACGACTCTCTCAGACCAGCCATCTGCTCCGACTGGTCTGTCGATTAAAGAGAGCCTGTATCGTGTCAAGGATCAGGCAAAGGTACTGGTACAAATATCGTGGCAAGAAGTGCAAGCGGCGATTGCCTATCGCTTGTCCTACCGAGCCAATGGTGGAAATTTTATTAGCCTTCCACAAACCAGCGCCAACTACATCGAGATTCGAGACGCGGTTGAAGGCCCGTATGAGTTTAGCCTGCGTGCCATTGGTGTGACTCGCAAAGAAAGCGCGGCGACAACGTTTAACGCCACCGTGTTGGGTAAGACGTTGCCACCCTCGGATGTCATGGGTTTTATTGTTCAGCGAAGGATGACTGATCTACTGCTCACTTGGAACGAGGTGACCGACGCAGACTTGGCAGGTTATGAAGTGCGCGTTGGTTCGAACTGGGATCAAGGTCAATTAGTCGCAAAGACTGCAGCAACCCAAATGATTCACGACCAGTCAATGGCAGGACTCTATGCGTATCACATACGAGCTATTGATACGTCGGGCAATTTCAGCACCAACGTCACGACTTATCTGTTGGATCTGAAAGCACCGATAACGGTAAATCAATTCGATGTGGTGCAGTCAGCTAATCGACTGGAGTTTCGCTGGCAGCCCAATCCTGAGCCGGAAGTAGTGGGTTATGAACTACGGGAGGGATCAGCGTGGGACGCCTCACTTTTTGTGGCTGAGATCAAGTCCACCAGCTACACCTTGCCTTCAGGCTTTGATGGCGAACGCAAATTCTGGATCAAGGCAATTGCTTCACCTGGTATCTACAGCCATGCACCGACGTTTGTCTCAACTGTCGTCGCACAACCGCAAAACGCTAACCTCATTCTTGAACGAGATGAGCAAGCATCGGGATTTCCGGGGATTCGGCATTTCGCATCAGTAGTGTCAGTCAACGGAAAGGATGTGCTGCGCATGGATAGTGGGGCAGTGAGCGCGGAGTACTTGTTTGAGGTGGATCTGATTTCAACGACTCGAGCGCAGAACACGCTGCAAAATAGTTTAGGCGCTTCACAAGATGACCGTACAACCTGGCTGGAAGTTAGCTATCCGTGGAGTAGTGAGGCCGCAGGGCGTCAGTGGTCTTACGACGGATCACTCGCAAATGTAGATGCACGACTGCAGATCGCTCGAGAGGATGCACTGCAAGACGGTGAACTATACGGCTGGCGCCTAAACGGATCACTCACAGGCTTCGGGAATCCGACCACCAACCAATCCGCTGGTGTCAGCTTTGATGGCGGTCGCTATGGCGACGGATTAATGATCAAGGACACTACGCGAGCAGCGTGGAGCGTCGCGATTCCAGCCGCGTTTCATACCTCGTTCTGGTTTATCCCATCACATGTCACCACTTGCGTGATTTGGCGTGCGATAGGTCCTGATGGCTTACTACTTGTGGGCTACGACTCCGGTACAGGAATGTTTTTCTTGGAAGATCACTTATCGCGTCAGGTAACGGTGTCCTTTTCAATTGCAGCAGAGGATCCGATCTGTCTTGGCGTATGTCAGACCACCTCAGAGCGGCGACTTTTTGTATCACGCTTAGGCGGAGACGTTGAATCAGGAAGTGCTGCATTAGCTCCGGTGGGTCAACTAACTAGTCTTCGTCTGTACTAGACCCAATCACCAACAAGTAATTTCAACCATGGCGTTGCACGCAAGTGCAGCGCCATTTTTTTTGAGGAATTTCATGATCCAGGAATCCATGCAACTTCATGGCGCGATGACCTTATTCATCTCTCGTGCTAATGGCGATACAGAAACAGTCTATCAAGACAATTTGATTGTTAATGTTGGCTTTGATTTCATTGCTGACGCCATCGGCAAATCAGCAAGCCGACCTAGCGTGATGGGATACATTGCGCTCGGTACAGGCACAACGGCAGCAGCAGCCACGCAATCGGCGTTAGTAACTGAAATTGATCGCAATGCGGCAACCTATGCCCACACTGCCGGCACCAAGACATTTACATTTACTGCGGACTTCTTAGCAGGGGATGCAACAGGTGCGATTACCGAGGCCGGTGTATTCAATGCAGCAACTGCTGGAATTATGTTCGATCGCGTTGTCTTCCCGGTCGTAAATAAAGGCGCAGATGACAGCTTAACTGCTGTCTTTACCTTCACGATGAGTTGATTGTCATGCCTGACGTGGTGACAGTGACGGAAAATGCCGGGGCTCGCTACACGTGGGCCTCAGGCAGCTTTACCTGGTCGAGTGCTAGTGCTGGAAAAAATTGGGAAAGCGCATATCCAGCAGTCTATGCATTTGCAGTCGCCGTTAGTCTCTCGATGCTCGAATCAACCTCTCGTCAATTTAATAAACCTGTTGGTGAGGCATTTGGCGTCATTGAGAGCACCACACGTCAGGTGAAGTTACAGCAATACGATACTTTGTTATTTGCTAAAACTTATGCGGATCTGATCGCTTATGTACTGCGCTTCGTTGAGTCATTTTCTCTTGCTGAGAATCTTTTAAAAGATAATCAAAAACGATTCAACGAGACATGGTCAATTGTCGACTCTTTATCTAATTGGATATATAAAGAGTTTAGTTCTGCAGTGGGATTAGAAGATACTTTATATCGACAATCAACCGTACATCAATCGGAAGTTTTTCCGATAAGTGATTTGCACCGCAAGTCGATCATTCAATCCCATCATGAAGATTTGGAATTTTCAGAAGCTTTAAAGCGTGGTCTGATCAAAGCAATTTCAGAGACATTTGCGCTGGCTGAAACGTATGCCGATCTGATTGCATACGTTCTGCGAATCAGCGAAAACCTGAATGTTATAGAACAACCTTCTAAGAAACTAAATAAGCCTCTACCTGAGAGCTTTGGCTTAGCAGACGCCAAAGGATTTGGCACCGTAAAACGTGTAGTCGAAGCTATTGCTTTGGCCGACGCGTGGGGTAAAACTGTCGCTTATCGCCGCTAT